CCCCCCGCCCCATTGAACACCACCCAATGAGACTTCTCGTCCTCTCCTGCTCAGCCCGCAAACAGCAGACCGAAACCCTGTTGTCCGCTATCGACCTCTACGACGGCCCTGCGTTCCGTATTGTGCGCACCGCCCATGCAGCCGGCCGCATTACGTTGTCCGAAATCCGCATCCTCTCTGCCCGTCATGGATTGATCGCTTCCAACGCCAAGATCGCTAATTACGATCTGCGCATGACACCGGCCAGGGCTCTTGAACTCCAACCGCTCGTTACTGCCGAACTTTTCCGATCCTTCCAGTATCACGGCTACACAAACGTCTTCGTCAACGTTGGGCGCGACTACGCCCCGGCGCTGGCCGAATTCGCCCCCTGGTGCCGCCGCCATGACATCGCCTGCACCGAGGCGGCCGGCGGCATCGGCCAACGCCTGGCCCAACTCAGAACCTGGCTCTATGCCTGACTTCCCCTGGCCGCTCGTCTGCCCAACCGGCCAGGCCGGCGAACTCCTGACGCGTCTTCCCCGCCATTGCGCCGCCTGCCCGGCCTATCAACCGCCCACAGGCTGCGCCTACCCTGCCTATTCTCCCTACTGGCGCGACTTGCTGGCAACCGACTTCGTGAGCATCCTCGGCCATACCCCCGCTGCGGCCGCCGCCGCAGTTGACCGCCTGCAAGCCGCCTGGCAAGCCAACCGCCATCGCCACGCCGCTATCCAACTCCCACTCCTGGAACACCTTCCCGATGCCCCTTAAGCGTTCCTTTCTCACTGTCACCGACCAGTTCTGCGGCGCTGGCGGCTCCTCCATCGGGGCCGTCAGCGCCGGCGCCGAGCTGCGCCTGGCCCTCAACCACTGGCGCCTTGCCATCGATACGCACAACACGAATTTCCCGCAGGCAGATCACGATTGCACGGATATAAGCGCCTGCGACCCTCGACGCTATCCGAGCACGGATATTCTGATCACGTCGCCGGAGTGCACCAACCACAGCCTGGCCAAAGGACGCAGCCGCGCCCTGCAGCAGGCTGACCTCTTCGGCAACCAGCCCGATCCCGGCGCCGAACGCTCCCGCGCCACCATGTGGGACGTTCCCCGCTTCGCAGAATACCACCGCTACAACCTGATCATCGTCGAGAACGTCGTCGATGCAAGGCACTGGGTAACCTGGGATGCCTGGCTTCACGCCATGCGACTGCTTGGTTACGACCACCAGGTCGTCTATTTCAACTCCCAGTTCGCCCACCCCACGCCCCAGAGCCGGGATCGAATGTACGTCGTCTTCTGGCGACATGGCAACCCGGTCCCCGACCTCGACCTTCGCCCCAGCGCCTGGTGCGGCCACTGCCAGCAAGACGTGGAGGCCGTGCAGTCGTGGAAGAATCCAACCCGACGATGGGGGCGCTACAACGAGCAGTATGTCTATCGCTGCCCGTCCTGCGCCGCAGTCATCCGCCCGTATTACTACTGCGCCGCCAACATCATCGACTGGTCGCTTCCCGCCCCGCGCATCGGCGCCCGCCCGCGGCCGCTCAAAGACAAGACTCTGAAACGCATCCAGGCTGGTCTGGACAAATTTGCCCGCCCGCCCTTCGTCATCGAGACCGTTTTTGGCGGCGAAAAGGCAGGCCGCTCCCATACGCTGACCGAGCCGTTCAGCACCCAGACCACACGCCAATCCGCCGGGCT